ATAATGCGCTTGCCGTCGCCGAAGGCGATGCGCTTGCCGCGGCGCGCCGCACCCTTGGCCATGCCGCTCGCCATGATGTCGTCGCCTGCGCCTATGGCCGCCTCCTCCAAATCGCGGCCGGCGCGTCATCGTGCGGGATGTGCGACCATTGCACGAGCTCGAGATGCGCCATCGTGAGAACTGGCTCGATCTCGTCGAATTCGGGCTGCCCGCCGCGAAACAGGAAATAACCCTGGCAACAGTGCGCCAGGTCGATGACCAGTCGCGCCAGTGGCTCGGCACCCATGACCCGCTGCAGTTTGTGATGCACCGCCATGTAAACCACGATGTCATAGTTGCGGCGGAATTGATCGCCGAATGCCGCGGTGATCGCTTTCATGCCGCCGCGCAGATCGACGACCTCGAAACGGCCTTCGACCGCGCGGATGTCGGCGAAGATTTCATTGGCGATGCGCACACCGTCGGCATAGTTATCGACGCCGTGGCACAGCGTGGCGCCATTCAATGCGAGCTCATACGAGATCATGCCGCGGTTGCAACCGATGTCGAGCACGCTGGCATCGCGGCAACGCATCAGCACATCCGAAATGCCATCGAAGCGATAACCATGCCAGCCGATGGCGCGCCGCTGGAAACCACGTGTCGTCCATCCGTTGGTCGTTTTCACCATTGCGCGCCGACCGCATGCGGCACCAGTGCGCGCCAGTCGTCGGCGAACGGCTGCGCCTCGCAACCGGGCACGTCCGGCAGCCCGTTGGTGAAATGCACCAATGCCGGATTTGCCATCGCCTGCCCGTTGCCGGCCAAAAAATTCCATTCTGGCGGCAGTGCGCCGATCTCGTCGTCGCGTAGCCAGCAAAACCGGTGCAGATCGCGGCCGGGCAGACGGTTGATCATCTCGACCGTCAGCCGCGCATTGCCAGGATGCTCGACATTGAACAGCATGACGCTCGACCAATTTTTCCGCGCGTAGCTGGTTTGGATTTGGCCATCCATTTTCGACGTCGCCTGCGGCCGGTGATCGTGCTGCACGCACATTACCGCATAGCGGTCATCGGCGAGCTCGAACAGATGCGAGACGTTGCGCCGAAGCATCACGTCGCAATCGAGGTAGAGCGCCCATCCGTATCTGGCGAGATGCGGAACCAGGAACCGCGACACCGCGAATTCCGTCGCCATGGGCGCGTCGCTCAAAGTATCCCACATCTGCCGCTCGCCGCGGCGGCCGTTGCGGATTTCGATCGGTCGCCGATAAAAGCCTTTTTCGATCAGCAAACGCAGATAGAGCCCGCGAATCGGGATATGTCGGTTGTGCCGGCGGATCGACCAGGAGGCCACGTCATAGGCCAGTTGCTGGCGCGGCTCGAAACCGATCCAGATCGATTGATGCGGCGAGCTGGTCACAAGCCCCATTGCCGAAACGTCTCGTCGATGCCGCGCTTGCGCAGACAGGTTATGCTCGAGCCGTTGCTGGCATTGACGACGTCGATGCCGCGCGCCTCGAGCTCGGGCACGATGGCGGCGAGCGCCCGGCGCCAGCGGGAAAAATTGACCTCGCCCGGATTGTTCATGCCTTGCGCCTGATTGCGTCCATACCAGTGCACGCCGCCCTTGTCGTGGTAGTCGAAACCGATGAGCATGATGCCGGTCGCACCGAATTGCACGGCGAGGTTGATTGCCTGAAATCCGGAATTGCCACCGGAACCGATGATGCCCGGCTCCTCGACCAGCAGTTTGTCGACGTGCTTGACCTCGACGCAGACAAGATTCGGATAGCGCGATTTCGCCAGCCGCGCCTGGGTGATCTTGATGCCGCCGTAGTCGGGCAGGCCTTTGCGCCATATCCACCATGGCGCATCACAGCCATAGACGACCTCGGCCCATGGGGCGAGCTCGACATTTTGCTTTATGGCGATCACGTGAATACGATCACGCAGCCCCTCGACCGCTGCCTTGCTGGTCGACGGTCCCGAGGCGACGATGGCGACGCACTCGCCGCGCCAATCCTGCCACCACGAAAACCTTGCCGGCCCGAGCTCGGCGGCGCGGTTGATCATGCCATGCCGAGATGCATGCGCTTGCGGCGCAGCAGATCCTCGGCGTTGCGCGGAATCCGGCTGGCCGCCTGGCCGACGACGATATCCTCGCGGTGCTCGTACATGCTGCCGACCAGCAGCGAAATCGCCGAGATGATCGAGCCGGGGATGTTGCCGCGCAGGTCCGGCGGTGAATCGTCGGTCGGCGGATAGCCGGCGACGAAGCGAATGCGCACCGCATTGATGCCGTCGAACGTGCTCGGCCAGGAGCCCGAGCTCACCGGCAGGATCCAGCCGAAGCCGCTTTCCTGATTGGATGTGTCGACGGTGTATTCGGAAGTGTCGAGCACCTGCGCGATGCCATCGCCGTCATCGTAGGTGACGCTGACAACCTCCTGCAGCGGCGGCAACGGGATACGGATTTCGTTGTCGGGGAATTCGTCGAGCACCAATTCCCAGGTCTGCGTCACCAGCGCGCGGGCGAGGAACCCTTCCGGCCCTTCGCAGTAGTCGGTCGCCTCGCCGATCAACTCCTCGATCAGCGTATCGTCGAAAGCATGATCGACGCGCAATCGTGCCTTCATGCGCTCGACCGTGATCGGCAGCACCGACGGCGCCTCGATGCGCACTAATCCCATGAGCTCACCATTTGCGACCGTCGAAACCTAGTTGCGTGAGATCGCGGCCGGGCGCACCGGCATCACCGCGCTCGCCCTTGGCGCCGGGCTTGCCGTCGCGGCCGTCGCGGCCGCGCTTGACCGCGAGGATCCAGCCGCTGTCGCTTTCCTCCGGCTTGCCTTTGATCGTCTCGACAGCGACGAACGTCGAGCCGGCATAGGTCACGGCATCGCCCTGCGCATAGTCGCAATCGGCCTTGTATACGCCGCGATAGATTTGTACCGGCCAGGTCGCGCTGCCGATGATGCGCTCGCGGCCGTCGGCACCCTTGCAGCGGAAAGTCACGGTCCGGCCATCCTGCACCGCCTCGAGCTCGTCGAAGCCGAGGCCGTCGAGACCGTCGCGGCCATCCTTGCCGTCGAGGCCTTTGTCGCCGGGCGCGCCGGGAATACCGGGCAGGCCGTCACGGCCGTCGCGGCCGGGCGAGCCTTCCGGCCCCGCCGGGCCAGGCTCGCCGCGGTCGCCCGGCTCACCCTTGTCGCCGCGCTCGCCTTTTTCGCCGCGGAAGTCGACACTTTCCAGCGCCTCGAGCCGCACGATCAGTTTGCGCAATTCGATTTCGACGTGTTCCTTGACCAGTTTGGCCAGCGTGGTGATGAGCTCGGCGTCGCGTGGCGTCATGCCAGCGCCCTTTCCCATAGGTCGGCGATGGCGCGCTCGCGCCCGGCCTCGTCGCTCTCGTCGCCCTCATCCCCGTCGTCGGTGAGCTCGACGTCATCCTCGGGCGGCGGCGGCGCCGGTTCCGGCTTGGCGAACGGATCGCCGGCGTCGCGCTTGGCCAGTGCGGCGAGCGAGAAATTCTGCTCTTGGAGATACGGGCTCTCGCCGCCCTCGACCGGACCGAGATCGAATTTCTTGCGGCCTTCGTTCGGCGCCAGGAAGCCGGCGCGGATGGCATCGCCGACTGCCTTAACCTTGGTCGCCGTGTCCATGCGCAACAGATCGTCGGTATCGAATTCGCTGCCGTAGGTCTTGCCCTCGACCGCGGTGAGGCCGAGGCCGTCGTCGAGGCCGAGCTCGATTTTCTCGACGTACTTCTGCAGGCACTGCGAATAATACTGTTGCGACAGCGCCTCGACGTTGTTCCACGATGGCGGCGGCTCGACACCGATCATGTAGGGCGGCACGTGGAAGGCGGTGCAGATGGTCTGCGCCGACATCTTCAACTGCTCGATCAGCTGCGCGTCGACGGCGTTGACCGACATCTGCTCGTATTTGAGGCCGTCGCCGAGCACCGCGATTCGCCCCACGTTCGTTCCGGTATAATTCTGTTCCCAGTGATCTTTCAGGCGCCTGGCGGTGTCGTCACCGATGGCGCCCGGAGCGGTGAGGATGCCGCCGGGATTGGCGCCCTGCGAGAAAAACTTGCTCGAGCTCCCGAGGATGTTCAATCCTTGTGCGGCGGCGAGCCCCGATGCCATCAATGGCGACACGCCGCAAAGCGGATGAAATAGCGGGGCATTGCGATCGTGGATGATCTCGGATGCCGGCACGGTTACCGTGCGCTGGAACTCGAGCCGCGGCAGCCGGTCGCTGCCGAGTTCATAGAACACGCTGCCGTCGGGCGCGACGAGCACTTTCACCCGCAGCGGATCGAGCACATAGAGACGGCGCACGATGCGCGATTGGTCGCGTTCTTTGAGCACATAGGTGTTGCCGTGGATGAGTTTGGAGAGCATCCACTGCTCATAGAATTCGATGCGGTTCTGGAAATGATTTGGCTTGCGCAGCACCGGCGAGAATGCCGGCGCCTCGATCTCG